TATAACAAACAAAACGCCCTACACTATAAGTGTACACAAATAAAGATGTTAAATACACTTACAATGTACACTTTAAGTGAACATAACAAAAAAGTTCTTGACAATGGCTAAAAAATCCGTAAAACTATACACAGATAATGTACTAGATGCATTTTACGAAGCTATCCGTACTAATACATTGCATAAGTTGCATATCCCGCACAGTGATGTATTCTATGTACGTAAAGCTGTAGAGGCTTACTATGGTCGTTCTTTTACGCTAGAACACGTAGAGTGGGCTATGCGAGAGGAAGGATGGACTGATGTTTGAAGCTATCGTATTATTTTGTGCTATTGGCGTTACAGACCCCAATCAATGTGTCACAGCAGAGGATACACGGGGTCCGTATGAAACTAAGGAAGAGTGTTACGCCCGTGTTCAAGAAATGATTGCGGGTATTGCATACACACTTCCTGTACCTTTAAACTTTCATTTTAAATGTGAAACACCAGAACTCAAAGGCATACGACTATGAGCGTTAAGTATCGTGGTATTACCTTTCCCGGCTACAATAGACCTATCAAGTCTAATAGGGCAGGTAAGAAGAAAATGGTGCTTGCAAAGAAGGGCGACAAAGTTCGCCTTATTCACTTCGGTGCTACCGGCTATGGTCACAACTATAGTGCAGCAGCCCGTAAGTCCTTTCGTGCCAGACACAAATGTGACACGGCTACGGATATATTGACGGCACGGTATTGGGCGTGTCGCACATTATGGGGTGGAGCGGGTAAGCCAAAACAGTCCAGCCCCAAATCGAGAAAAGGAAAATACTGATGGCACAGCGAAAAAGAAAGGGTGCAAAAGAAAATCCCAAAGCCGCCGAAAGACAGAGAACTGGCGGCGACACTGCTGGTGAAATTATTAAAAACGTAGCACTGTTTGCCATTCCCGGTGGTGGGTTGGTACGCATTGGAATGACCGGCGGTAAGATTGCTGGCGGTGCATTGCAAACACTCCGTAGAATGTTTCCAAAAGCAAAGCGTGTGTCCAAGCCTACGAAGGCACAGGTAGACAGGGCAAAGCCCGTATCGGCACTCAAGCCTGTAACAAAGCCTAGTGGACCAGCCACACGTGGTGGTCGTCGTGGACCACGTAAGAATGAAGTTATTGAAGGTAAGGCAGTAGAGAAGTCTTCCAAGCCTGTGCGCACGACTAAGCCAGCCGACAAGAAGCCGGGTACATCTGTTGTACCAAAGCCAAGGGGCGAAGTAAAGGCACCGGGTACGGGTCTAATGCGCGTCATTAGAGAAAAACCCGCTGGTAAAACTATGAAAACCGTGAGGGGTACAGACAAAACACGTGACTTAAATAAAATCAGGTCAAACATTAAAGCTGCACAACGTGCTGGTAATGCATCTAAAGTTAAAAAGTTAGTGGCTGCTGCTGTGGCTGCGGGTCTTGTAACAAGTGCAGCCATGTTGACAGGTAAGAAGAGTGGACCCTCTGTCGCTGGTGGTGGAAGTGGTTCAGTCACAAAACCTACACCTAAACCAAAACCAAAACCTGTTCCTAAACCTACACCTAAACCAAAACCACCTGCAAAAAAGAAAGATGGTACACCTAAAATGACAGGGAATGGCGCATTACGTCCTCCTGTAAAAAAGAAGCCGGGTGCTACTACTCCCGATACAAAGAAAATGCCTGCAACGGGCCGACCCGTTTCGGCAGGTAAAAATGTAGGATTTGGTCCCAAGGGTAACATTTTCCCAAGCAATGCAGCAGAACGTGCAGCACTGATGAAGATGTATGGTGGCACTGGTAGTGCCGCTGCTAAACGTGCTGCTGACGGAAAACAAGGTGATTTGGTCGCAGGTAAAGCTGCATATGAAAAGGCCAAGCGTGAGCGATTGAAGGGGAAGAAATAATGAAACCGTCTGAAGCATATGATATTATGGAAAATCCTGATGACCACAGTGCGGCACAGGTAAAAAAAGCAAAAGAAGTTTTAAGAAAGTATAGTGAAGTTACTGAGAGAGACAGGACCACGGGTATTTCTGTATCCATTATGATGCCTACCCCAAAACCAAAACGTCAAGCTAAAGGAAAGTCTAAAACTAAAAAAGCTGAAATGAGAATGGGTGGCATGGCTAACGGTAAGAAACACATGTACCTATCTGAAGGTGGTGTAGTGGACAACGCTGGCCTCCGTGCTTTGAAAGCTAGTGGTCCCGGTGGGCGTAAAGCCTATAAACAAATCACGGGTCGTGATGCCTAGCAGCCCCGGATATAAGCGTAACTACAGGCAAGAGGCTAGGTATGATTCCAAGCCTAATGTCAAGAAGAAACGCGCCAACAGAAACTACGCACGTCGCAAGGCTGTAAAGGCGGGGCTGGCACGTAGAGGTGATGGTAAAGATGTACATCACGTTGGCGGTAACGCTATGAATAGGAATGGTCGTACACGTGTTATTTCTGCTTCAGCCAATCGTTCTTACGCCAGAACGAAGAATGCAAGGAAAAGAAACCCAAGGGCATAGCATGGTTGCAAAGTTGTCAACGATACGGCGCAAGATACGCACCGGAAAGAAGATGGGTTTTAGTGAACGGGCGAGAGCCGTAAACAAAGGATTGTTACCAAGTGTCGCTAAAAAGAGTTCCAAGAAAAAGAGGTCAACCCGCAAAGTCTAAAAAGCATAGTGACCTATATACAGATGAGAATCCAAAAGGTACAATTCATGGTCTTAAATTTGCTACAGTCAAAGATGCAGAAGCATCTGTCCGTAAAATTAAGGCATCTGGAAGAACACATGCTCATAAGACACAAGCGGCGATTGCTATGGAACAACGCGCTAGAGCGGCAGGTAAAAAGGCCGCTGCGGCAGTGTATCGAAAGTTTATTGACGCCCAAAAGCGAAAGACAAAGCAACGTGCATCCCGTCGAGCGTGACATACGCACGTGGTCCAGAGACTTTTTAGAAATACCAAATGCTAAACTAAATGGTCTACCACCTTGCCCCTATGCGCGAAAAGCGTGGGCAGATGACAAGGTAGTGTTTAGTATTAACACAGGTATAGATGGATTGCTAGATGCCATCCGTCAGTTTGATAACCATGACTATGATATTGTAGTTTGGGCCGAAGAAGATTTGCCAGACATGGAATACCTTGATGGTGTGTGTGATGGCATGAATGAGTTGATGTCAATAGCTGGTATTGATTTGCACCTGATGGTGTTCCACCCCGACTATGACGCAACAGAGGCTGGTCTTGAGTTTCTTGTAGACGATGAGGTAACTGACGACAGCCTGTCCTACTGTATGGTCTTTGTGCAGAAACTTTCTAAACTTGACGATGCAGCCTTGTATCTGGAAAAGTCTAATTACTACGAACATTTTCCAGAAGACGTTTATGATGCTCTAGTGCTTGACAGAAGGAGATTGAGAAATGCCAATGCACGGTAAAGCTAAAATGGCTAAGAAAAAAATGCGCGGTGGTGGAATGACACGTATGCGCGGTGGCGGCATGTCCAAAAAGAAAATGATGGGCGGCGGCATGATGAAGAAAAAGATGATGCGCGGCGGTATGGCTAAAAAGAAGAAGTAATGCCATATGTTGCAAATTCGGAAATACATGGACTTGGTGTTTTCGCGGATAAGGACTACGCTCAAGGAGATACAATTGAGTTGTGTCCTTATCTGGTCGCGGATTACACTGACGTGGGAGATGAGTGTGTCCTCCATGATTACATGTTTCACACACCTTATGTCGGTGAAGAGGAATATTACATCCCACTTGGCCATGCTATGGTCTATAACCACAGCGCAAGTCCAAACGCTGAGTGGGACATTGAAGAAGAAGACGACCGCTTTGTTAAGTTTTATGCGCTTAAAGAAATAAAGCAAGGCGAAGAAATACTACACGACTACGGCGAAGATTATTGGGAAAGCAGAGATGCCAAGACTAACTGATGGTTCTAAATTTTTTACAGACGTAACAGCACTGTCATCAACCAACGATACGGATTGTTATGTCGTGCCTAAAAATTTTTCTGCTAAGATTAGCAATCTAGTTATTATAAATAATGATAGTAGTAGCAGAAACTTCACGGTTAAGTATTATGAAAAAACTGCTAACACTACTCACACTCTTCATAGTTCTCATGCTTTGGCCGCTACAAGCAGTGTGAGTATTTTTACAAATGACAGTCCTTTGTTTGTACATGCAGAGGACAAAATTATTGTAGACGCTGGCACAGCCGACACTCTTGTTGTTGCAGTGGTGGCCGAAGAATTTTTTAATCCAAACAAATAGGAGAGGAGACATGCCACTTACACCTAAGGGTAAGAAGATACAAGCTGCTATGAAAAAACAGTATGGGAGTAAAAAAGGTGTCCAAGTCTTCAACGCCACAGCTAACAGCGGCAAGATTAAAAAGGTCAAGAGAAATAAAACGAGGCTTTCGCAAGGTGGAGCCGTTAAGAAAGCCCCATCGGCTGGCGCGAAAAAGAAACAGACTAGAACGCTTAAACTTGCGCCGGGTGGTGCGGCAAAGAGCAAGAGTCGAGTTAACGAAGCTGGCAACTACACTAAGCCCGGATTGAGAAAGCGTATATTTAATAGAATTAAAGCTGGTGGCAAGGGCGGCGCTCCGGGTCAATGGTCAGCAAGAAAAGCGCAGATGACAGCGGCAGCTTATAAAAAAGCAGGAGGCGGTTACCGTAACTAACCATGATTCACGTCTTTCTCCTGTTTGTGTATGTAGGCATAGGAGAGGACGAGAGGCTGGTCAGCAAAGACATGTACTTTCGTGACTTAAACGAATGTGTGTGGTATGCACAAACATTACATAAGCAGGGACAGAAGATAACTGCGTACTGCTTACCTAAAATGGTAAACGAAGATACGAAGGTGTACTAATGCTGGCAGAACTTGCAGCGGCCAATGCCGCATTTAGCGTTATCAAAGCCGCTGTACAAAACGGCAGTGACATTGCCAAAGCTGGTAGTGCCATTGCTAAGTTCGTCGGTGCAAAGCAAGACCTAGAGCGTAAGTCTCTCAAAAAGGGTGGTGGCTCTGACTTAGAAGAGTTTATGGCCCTTGAGCAGATACGTGAACAGGAAGAGCAGCTAAAACAGATTATGATTTATACAGGCCGTCCCGGTTTGTGGAATGATTGGCAAAGGTTTCAGGCAAAGGCCCGTGTAGCCAGAAAAGAGGCAGAAGAAGAAGCTAGGCGTAAACGTAAATATTATATGGAAGTTGCTATTATAACATTTTTCCTTGTTTTAGGATTGACTATTTTAGCTTGTGTGGTATTATTAGCCCTACATTCACAAGGAAAATTATAATGTACCAAAGTTTATTTTTAGCTACAGGTTTTATTCTAGGTTTAGGTTATCCAACTGCTTTTGTTTGGTGGGTATGGTATGTAAGGAGACTATTCTATGGCACTAGCTAAATCACAAAAGAGCCTAAAGTCTTGGACTAAACAGAAGTGGCGCACTAAATCTGGCAAGCCCTCTGCTAAAACGGGAGAAAGATATCTTCCCGAAAAAGCAATAAAATCCTTGACAAGTGCAGAGTATGCTGCTACAACTAGGGCTAAGAGAGAAGGCACACGCAAGGGGAAACAGTTTGTACGCCAGCCTAAATCTATTGCTAAAAAGACTGCACGATTTCGCAGAGGCGGGTAATGACCCACGCGAAGTGCGCTTGGCTGACATGGAGCCTGATGTAGAACAACGTGTGTATTTGATTAAGAAAAAATTATGGGAAATAAAGAATGTTAACAGCACTGATAGGACCGATAGCTAGTCTAGCTGGCACATGGTTGGAGGGTCACGTTGAAAAAGGCAAGGCTAAAACTGAGGCTGAAGTTGCTAAGAAGAAAGCTGAAGCGGTGGTTTATGAGCGCAAAGCCAACGCTGAAATTGACTGGGATTTGGAAGCTATTAAAGGTAGCGCATCCTCGTGGAAAGATGAATGGCTTGTAATATTATTCAGTGTGCCTTTGATATTAGCTTTTATACCCGGCATGGAAGGTGTAGTGGCTAATGGTTTTGAACAACTTAAATCCATGCCAGAATGGTATCAATACAGCCTTGGTGTTATTGTTGCTGCCAGCTTTGGTGTACGCAGTGCTACAAAATTCTTCGGTAAGAGGTAGTCCTGTTGCGGATGTGGAGTTTGCACGAGAGAACAACCGAAGAGCAAGCGAGGATAAATCGTGGCAGAAGTGACGATGGAAAGAATACTCAAGTGGAAGATACTGCCCCGCTTGATGATGTTTATGATGTCGCTATCGGCTTGGCGGGTAGTGGAGTGGTTTATGACTCTACCTTCCCCAACCCCAGAACAAGCGGCTCTAGTTAGTGTAGTTACGGGTGCCATGACAGGTGCCTTTGCTGTATGGATGGGACACGAGAAATGAAATACGATAAAGACCTTTTGATGGAAAAATTGGTAGCCCACGAGGGTATGCGTCTTGATGTGTATCAAGATACGCTGGGCATCAACACAATTGGCATCGGAAGAAATCTGGATGACCGGGGTATTACAAAGGATGAACTAGATTGGATGGATTATCCAAGTATTGAATATGTTTATTCTGATGGCATTACCGAAGCTGATGCTGTTTACCTCGCACAGAATGACGTACAGATTGTCGAAGAAGAACTCCTTCGTGCGCATCCTTGCGTAAAGGACTTAGACGCTGTACGTCAGCTTGTACTTGTAGATATGGCGTTTAATCTTGGAGTGCCGCGTCTTAACAAGTTTAAAAAAATGTGGGCCGCTATACATGAAAATAAATTTGACATAGCAGCAAAAGAAATGCTTGACAGCAGGTGGGCAAATCAAGTAAAATCGCGTAGTACAAAACTCGCTCATGCCATGCATCATGGAGAGTTTAATGGCTAGACAATTGACGGGCAAGCAACAAGCATTCTTGAATGTGCTTTTTGATGAGGCGGGTGGCAACATGGCCGTCGCTAAAAAACTTGCAGGTTATTCTGAAACAAGTTCGACAGCAGAAATTGTCAAGGGTTTGAAAGAAGAAATCCTTGAGGCCACACAAATGTACATGGCACAGAATGCACCAAAGGCTGCGGTGGCCATGACAGGCGCGTTGTATGACCCTACTGAACTTGGCATTCGTGACAAAATGTCTGCCGCCAAAGAATTGCTTGACCGTGTAGGTCTGGTAAAGACAGAGAAGATGCAGGTAGAGGCAAGTGGCGGCGTTATGCTTATGCCACCTAAAGCACCCGTAGAGGACGATGACTAGAAGCATAGGTCAGTGGAAACTGCCACAACCAACAGATATCAAAGAAGAGAACGAGTGGATACAAATTCCACGAATTGCGCGTACCGTACCCTTTGGGTACAAACTGAATGAAGAAGACCCCGACATTCTTGACCCTATACAAACAGAACTAGACTTGTTAGAGAAAGCCCGTAAGCACGTAAATCAGTATTCGTATCGTGAAGTTGCAAACTGGCTGACTACAAATACAGGTAGATACATTTCACACGTAGGATTAAGGAAACGTCTACAACATGAGCGACAGCGTAAGAACACAGCTAAAAGCCTCCGCAAATGGGCAGAGTATGCGGAAACGGCAATCGCCAAAGCGAAGGAAATCGAAGAAGCAAGAACAGGCGCAAAAGCAAGCACCGCAAGTTGAGAATGTTTCATATGAAACATCTAACATAGAGGAACACGCTAATGTATTGTTCAAGCCCAATCCGGGTCCGCAGACAGAGTTTCTAGCTGCTAGTGAGCGAGAAGTTCTTTATGGCGGCTCTGCTGGTGGTGGTAAGTCTTACGCTATGTTGGCAGACCCTTTACGCTATATGGGTCATCCACAGTTTAGTGGACTACTTCTTCGCCACACAACTGAAGAACTAAGAGAACTTATATTTAAGTCTCAAGAGTTGTACCCAAAAATCTGGCCGGGGATAAAATGGTCAGAGAGAAAGATGCAGTGGACCGCGCCATCTGGCGCAAGGTTGTGGATGTCCTACCTAGATAGAGATGAGGATGTCTTGCGATATCAGGGTCTAGCGTTTAGCTGGATAGGCTTTGACGAACTAACACAATGGTCCACACCATATGCATGGAACTACATGCGAAGTCGTCTCCGGTCCACTGCACCTGACCTACCCATCTTTATGAGGGCCACAACAAACCCCGGTGGCCGGGGGCATGGGTGGGTTAAGAAAATGTTTATTGACCCTGCACCGTATAATAGAGCGTTTGATGCGACAGACATTGAAACAGGAGAAGTTCTTCGATATCCCTATGGCCATAGCAAGGCAGGAAAATCTTTATTTAAGAGACGCTTTATCCCGGCAAGACTTTCTGATAACCCATACCTTGCGTCGGCGGGAGACTACGAAGCCATGCTCCTCTCGCTTCCTGAACAGCAAAGGCGGCAGCTTCTTGAAGGCGATTGGGACATCAAAGAAGGCGCGGCGTTTACTGAGTTTAATCGGGATGTGCATGTTGTGGAGCCTTTCCATATCCCTGCTAACTGGGTCAAGTTTCGTGCATGTGACTATGGTTACGGCAGTTATTCTGGTGTTCTTTGGTTTGCTGTTGCGCCTGATGAACAACTGGTCGTCTATAGAGAACTATACGTCAGTAAAGTCTTGGCCACAGACTTGGCAGATATGATATTGGACTTGGAAGCTGAAGATGGAAATATTAAGTATGGTGTTTTGGACAGTAGTCTTTGGCACAAGCGTGGCGATACTGGTCCTTCTCTTGCGGAGCAAATGATTGCAAAAGGATGCAGGTGGCGTCCGTCTGACCGCAGTCGAGGAAGCAGAGTGTCAGGTAAAAATGAAATACACAGGCGTCTACAGGTAGATGAATTTACAGAGGAACCAAGACTTGTATTCTTTGATAGCTGCACAAATGTCATCAGTCAGTTACCGTCCCTCCCCTTGGACAAGAAAAATCCAGAGGACGTTGACACAAAGTCTGAAGACCATCTGTACGACGCCCTCCGGTACGGCATTATGTCCAGACCCCGGTTCTCTATTTTTGACTACGACCCGCAAGGCCGACCAACGTCAAGTATGCCAGTAGCTGACGCAACCTTTGGATATTAATATGGAAGTAATTTGGTCACTAATGTTAACAGTTTGTATGGACAGTCAGTTCTGCGTAAAACAAGATGTGCAGTGGTTTGATGAAAAAAATCAATGCATAGAAATGCAAGCAATACACGAAGAATTGCCAATAGATGGTGATTGGAAGACTGTAGACTACAAATGCATAGTAGTTGGAGCAAAGGAAGTATAATGGACGAAGATGAAATTATGATGGAAGACGACGCTATCGCGTTGGAAGATACAGATGATGTAGTTTCAGCAGACATAGATGTTACATCCA